TCCTCGTAGGTGTATTCACCAACTAGGCTGACGCTAGGGTCAAGGAATAAGGCGTCGTAGCCTGCGTCATAACCTAAGTTGGTGTCGGCGCCATTGAACTGCGGGGTCTCGTTTTCTTCCGCCCATGCCTTCACCAGCAGTCGTGGTTGCGGCGTAGGTAGCACTGCCGGGATTGCCACAGGCGCAAGTGAACGCACGCCAGATTGATCGCGGAATGCAATAAAGTAGGTGCCTTCTAGCAGCGGCACTTGCTTTTGGGTTTGGTTACCTGCTGCAGATTGGACGATGGCATTGCTGGTGGCCCACTCTGCTGTGGGTAGCTGACGTGGGTCATGGCGTATTAGCACTTCACCGCCAACCAATACATCCAAGTTGGTCGCCAAGTCCCATTGGATGATGGCGCTGCTTTCATTGATCGGCACCAAGCTGACGCCGGTTACATTGGCTGGTGCTGCTCCAACGCCTAGTACTGCAACACTTAGCTCTGCTGGTGCGCTGCTGAGTATTAGCGTGGCGCTTATGGCATACACTTCAATCTGATAGTTGGCATTTACAACGTCTTCTATTTCATACAGCGGACCGTAGACCTTGGTTTCTGTCCAGTTGCTAAACTCTTCCCGCCATCTGATGCGGTATTCATTGACGCCGCGCACGCCTTTCCAGGTGAGTGATAGCTTGGTTGCAACGCGACCATTGAGCACATAGAACAACTCTTCAGACGTTAGATCGGTGGGAGTTTCTGGCGGGATATTAAGCACCGAGATGCTACGGGGCTGCAGCGGTTCGCCGTTTTCGACATTGGCATATTTGCCGGCGTCATAGCTAATAGCAGTGACGCTGTAGTTGGTGCCATCTTGCTCGCTGATGCCAAGTACGCGCCAAGTAGTGGGGCGCACTGTGCTTTCATCCACCAGCCACATTGCGCCACTTTGCGGCGCTGTGCTGAATGCTGTTGTGACTGTGATAGCCGTGCCGGCAACGCTATCGATGGTGCGGTTTTCAACGATGCCATCAGGCAGCACCACGCTTACGGTGCCGCTGGCTGGCAGGTCTACATCGCTATCAACCGTCAACACCGTAGTAGTGGCGCTGCTGATGCGGCCAGCGCGGCGCACGCCAGCCTTCACTGGATCGGCAATTTCAATGATCGCACCAGGCCGCACGATGATGCCATTCTCTAGCGAGGTGGTAAATGCAACTACTTCGCCCTCATACCTCTCGGTGTATAGAAGCCAGCGACCGATTCGATGCGCTTGTGATCTGCTGGTACAGGCAAAGGCGCTGACTTCTTTTGTAATTACGCCATATTTGCTGATGCCTTCAAAATCTTCAACTACTTCGCGATCAATGTCACCAAGCTCTAGATTGAGCCAGCCAACAATGACAACGGTGGCGCGTGTCTTGAGGCTGCTGCCTTCATAGCTGAAGCCTTCAGGCGTGACATTTGCAAGGCTGAATAATGCCGTTGCATCAGCCGGGCTATCCTGCATCACGGTGAGCGATCCCGCTGCCCAAAAAGGCATACAGCGGAACACGCTGCACATGTCATTAATTAACTTGTACGCTTCCTCTTGCGTTTGGATGTTGACGTTGCAGCTAAAGCGTGGTTCTGATGCCGGGCTTGTTATGCCAGTTGGCACCAGTTCATTGCAATACTTGCTGGCCTGGAAGAAGCTCCACTTATCTAGCGTGGATTCTTGGATGTGATCACCCAGCCCTAAGCGAGAGCTGGTCAACAAGTCCCAAAGTATCCAGGCAGGGTCGGTGGTCCACGCTGCAGCGCCAAATACACCAGACCAGATGCCGCTATAAGTTAGGCGACCATTGGTGATGTCTACGGTGGCATTATTGGGGATGCGCACCTTGATGCCGCGTATGCGATAGCTGCGTGATGGGATGCTATTGAACTGCTCCGCATCAATCCGCAGCGCGACGTATGCGCTGTTTGGGTAGCGCAGTTTTTGATAGATCAGTTCCGTGTAGCTGAACCAGTTGAACGCATTGCTCAGCTTTACGGTGGTGCTATCTGGCGTGATGCGCGTGATGCGAATGTCAACAGGGAATGCACCAGTAAGGTTGACGATATAGTCGCGCTGGTACAGGTCGGAGGTGCGGCCTGATATGGTGTCATCAATAACAGTTGTAAAACCGCCACTGTTATATTGCACTGCAATTTGCAGGCGTATTGTTGCACCTGATATGTCGCCGGTATCGTTTACAGTTTGCAGTGCCGGCACGTTAATCGTGACACGCGCCGCATCTACGTTGGTATCGTTGATGGTGCGTGTAATCGGCAAGCCTTCCAGCACGTCTGAGTCAACTGCCACTTCCTCTTCAACTGCGTCAAACCCTGGCACATAGGCTTGCGCTTGCGTACCAAATCGTGGCACTAGGCTTACGTTCGAGAAGTTAAAATCAGCTTCTTGTGGTGCGGTGTTACTTGCCCCTTCACGCAGCAAGCGCGTTTTGTTGAAGAAGACATCCTTGAGTGATGCGTTGGTGTACGCGGTGGTGCCTTTTGTTAGGCCAAGTTTTGATGGTGTAGCAAAGCCTTCAATCTCACCTTCACTTAGCAGCTCGATGATCTTTGCATAGGATGTTGAGTCTAAATTGTCCTTTGCTTCTGTAGCTTTACGGCCGCCAGCGCCGCTTTTGCCGCTACCACCAGCGCCAAAGATGCTCACGCTGACACCTGCACAATATCAATGCCGGCGCTGATTACTACACTGCCGACTAGCGTCTCGCCATAGACCACGGGGACCGGCACACCTGCGCGGTTGGTGTTCTGGATGCCGCTGAAGCTAAAGCTCTTGCGTGGGTCGGCTTCGTCTTTGCTGATTTTTGGCGTAGGTGTTAGGAGCTGGGCGACGCCTCCGAGTACGAGTCCAATGCCTGCAAGTAATCCAGCCTGAGTGGCAAAGGCAACGGCCTGCAGTGCAAAGCCAGACAAAGATCCTGCAAGTGCTGCGCCTGCCGCCAGGCTAGCAATACCGAAAGACAATGCAATCAATGCAACGCCAATAATAATTCGCCCCGCTGCACCAGCACCTGCCACTACGGGCACAAAGCTGATCGGCGCTGCACCAGCCGGATCATGCAGCTCCTCCGCTAACAGGTCGTAAGTGCCAACGCTGACGCGATAGTGCTGGTCGCTCATGTGCGCTTCTAGCTCCGGCCAGTTGGCCAGCAAAAACCGCACTGCTTCGGCGGCAGTAGCCACATCCGCTTCGAGCACGCGGTGGCCGATGAACTTAGCGAGCTTGCCATACAGCTTGATCTTACGCAGCATGACGCAACCTCCTTCCTGTACATTTTAGTAGCCAGCCACCATAAAGGTCGCGGCTGCTGAGGCGGCTTTGCATGTGATGCAGCACCATCTGATCGCCTAGATAGATGGCGCAATGGTTGAGGCCAGGGCTGCTGATGCTCATGAACAGCAGATCGCCAGGCTCCAGCTCCTCGTGCTGCTCCAGCTCGCGGAAACCCGTAGCCTTCCATCGGTCATCAAAATATGGCGTCGCCTGGAACTGATCTGGATCGGTGCAACGCTCCCAGTCGCGCAGCATGATGCCTTGCTCGGCGTACCAGTCCCGCGCCAGCGTCCAGCAGTCATGCACTGCCCACACCCACTGGCGGCCTATTAGCGGCGCCTTGTAGCCGCATGGCTTGCACTCACCCCATGCTTCGGTCTTGGGGTTGACGATGTACCAGGGGAGTCCGTTGGCCTCGCAGGCGGCGCGATCTGCAGGTGATGGCGTAGGTGGTGTCACTGGGTGGCTATGCACCACCGCAAGAATGTCCCCTTCATCTTCAGCGGCGGCCCAGTCATCAGGCGAAAGCGCAAAAAACTGGTCGGGGCTGGTTGCTAGGTTCTGGCATGGCCAATACCGCTCACGGCCTTTCACCACCAGCAGCAAGCCGCACGCCTCCCGTGGGTCTTCTGCTTTGGCGTGATCTAGCGCTGCGTCTTTCCAGGTCATGATGATGCCGATCCAATGCCAGGGAAGCTGCCATATGGCAACTCAGCAGTAGTACCAAACCGCACTTGGCAACTAGTTAGCCGCTTGCCGCATACGTCAAGGCTGGCACTGCCTACGGCATTGTTGTTGGCGTCATAGTAATTTGTGCCGGTGTAGCTGCACTCGGCTGAGCGGTACACCCACTGGCAGATGTTTGCAATGCACTGCCGTTTCGGTGCTCTGACGCCAGCAAGGTCAAATACACTGGCCAGCTCGAACTCTACTAGCTCACGATTCTCGGCACTCTTGCGGTCGATGTAATAAATCTCACGCGGAAATTCAGCCGTAGGGTCTGGCGTGCCGAGGGGGTTGGTGCCGCCGGGGAAGTTAACGCCGTCGATGTAGCGCGCCAACGTGCGGATGCGCGTCACCTTTGCCGCTTCAAGACCATTTGGTAAGCTCAGCAGGATTGCAGTAATGCTGCCAAGGATGTTGCTGATGCGAATCTTTGGCCGTGGTAATGCACCTTGGCCGGTATACTCAAAACCATCTGCCTCAACTGGAAACCGCAGATATGGATTGCCCTTCCATACCACTTCGCCGTTGTTGACTAAGTTGGTGCCAGCATGAAATCTATAGATGTCATTGACGCCGTGGATATTAGCGAACAGTTGCAGCTCAAATAGCTCGATGATGGCGCTAGGGTCTGGCGCTTGGAAGTCGCCGGATATGATTGATACCGCCTTCCATGTGACGGTGCCATCCACCACTTCATTGCCAATGAATGATGGCCAAAATGGCTCGGCGCTGCCAGTGGTGCCAGCAGCAACGCAGCGAAAGAAGAAGCCAGTGCCTGGATCAGTGAATGCCTGAACAACATCCCCAACGTTATGCGCAGTGCCGCTTTGCCAGGGTGTAGGTGCGGTCAAGGTTCAAATACCTGCCGAAACGTAGCCCGAATAACACCACGCAGTGGATCATCAATGGTCTTTTGCCATTGGCTGCAGATCCACTTGTAGCTGGTGCTGGTATCAGGTGGTGTCCAGTCAAAGGACTCTGCACCAGCGCGGGCTTCTAGGAAGGTTTCAATTTCATCGGCTACGGTTTCAGTTACATTCCACTCCAGTGTCCACTCCTTCGGGTCTTGGTTGAGGCCAAACCGTACGCGCTGCTCGTAGCCATCGCCAAATTTGGTGGAGCGTACGGTAGGTGCGCTGCTTTTGCTTGCGCCGACGCGTGGTTTGTAATCAGGGAAGGTAGCCATTAGCGTGCCAGGATTCCGCCGGGTCGTTGTTGCTTGATTAGCTCTGACTGTACTGCAGCACTGATGACGCGGCCCAGTTGGTTGGCGCCTTGCTCATCACCTTCTACGCTACTGCCTTTAGCATCGACGTTTACGACCACGTTGACATCACCGCCACCACCTGATGCCATCACTCCTAGGCTGCCATCAGCGCCACGTTTTAGCGGCAGGATCGCCTCGGGACCGGCTTCGCCCATGAGGCCAACGCCCTTTGCGAATGGGAATACCGTCGGGCTGTTGACGATGCCACCTTTGGCAAATGGAATGATGCCATTAGCGCCAAATGCGTTACCATTGGCGTTAAGGGAGAAGAACGAACTAACGTCTGTATTTACATTGCCAACGGCAGCTAGCGGGCCAGATGGTGCAAATCCGCCGGGGCTGCCCATACCAGCAAACATCCTGGCAATGCCGATTGCAATGTACTGCGCGATCATCTTGGCAGCAGTTTGCATCAACGCATTGGCAATGGTATTTAGGAACTCAGCAAATACCTCCTGCGCTGATTTTGTGCCATCAATCATTGCAGCCATGCCGGATGTAGCTAATGTTGCGGCTGCATCAGCGGCGCTGCCAATAGCTGGATACTTATCTAAGATGGCTTGGAGTGCTGCATCTTGGGTTTCTAGTTCGTTGTAAACCGTAGGCATACTAGAAGCCTTGACTAGATTAGCGACTAGCGTGGCGCGTTCTATTAACAGCTCATTGATTTCACGCTCGGCTTCAAGTTCGACAATTTTCTTTTCAAGGTTTTCATTTAGGCTAACCATCGCAAGTTCATCGGCGCTCTTCGCTTCTTCTTTAAGAGTGTTAAACTCGCGGCCAATTTGGCCTAGCCTTATATCAAGCTCTAACTCACGTTTGGCAACTGCTTCCGTTTGCTGCAATAACGCAAACGTATCCTTTAACGCAGTATTGCGATCATCAGCAGCTTTGTATTGCTGCTTTTGAATCTCTAGCGCCCGCTTGGCATCGTTTGCAGCTTTGTCTGCGCCGCCGCCTGATGTGCGGCCGCCACCGCCGCCTACCGTGGCTCCTAAGGGCGTGTTAAGGGCGTTAGGCAGCGTTGCTGCTGGTGTGGCGCCCTTGCGCGTAGGCAATGCAAGAATTGCCCTAGCTTTGTTTTCTCGCTCTGTAAGTTGATCTGCACGCTGCCTTGCGAATGTTTTGCCTATGCCAACAAATGGGTTGGCGGCGGCGTTGACCATTCCGGTTTGTGATGATGCTCGCTCTTTTTGGATAGATGCTATAACGCCTTGTTGTACTTTCTTTTGCTCAGCAGTTGCCGACCCGCCAAATGAAGGGGCACCACCTTTTGCTCTTTCGCCACGCAGCTTGCTAATTTCAGCCTGAGCCTGGTAAACGGCTGCC